ATTCGAGTTGGCTAGGTTAATTGGAATTCGTCCGTACAATGCTATTGCGTTCTCTGGGCCTATCGCTGTTTTTGTCAGTGTGTTTCTCATCTATCCTCTCGGACAGTCCAGTTGGTTCTTTGCGCCGTCGTTTGGTGTTGCAGCGATCTTTAGGTTCCTACTCTTCCTACAGGGCTTCCATAACTGGACGCTCAACCCATTCCATATGATGGGTGTTGCAGGAATTCTGGGTGGTGCGTTGCTTTCTGCCATTCATGGTGTTACAGTAGAGAACACTCTGTATGAAGATGGTGATGCAGCAAACACGTTCAAAGCATTCGACAGCACACAAGAAGAAGAAACGTACTCAATGGTCACGGCAAATAGATTCTGGTCGCAGATCTTTGGAGTCGCTTTCTCTAATAAGCGTTGGCTTCACTTCTTTATGCTTTTTGTTCCTGTCATGGGTCTTTGGACCAGTTCTATTGGTATCATCGGTCTTGCTCTCAATCTTCGTGCATATGATTTTGTCTCGCAAGAAATAAGAGCAGCAGAAGATCCTGAGTTTGAAACGTTCTACACCAAGAACATTCTCTTGAATGAAGGACTTCGTGCATGGTTGGCACCAGTAGACCAACCACATGAAAACTTTGTATTCCCAGAAGAAGTTCTTCCTAGAGGTAACGCACTGTGAACCACTACCTGGTATTTGTCTACGGAGTATGCTTCTCTCTTATTGCTGGTGGTGCCTTCGCACTGATGTGGTCTAACGTTCGTGACATTAATAAGATGATGTCCGAACCACCTAAACCACGTCATCCAGAAGCACCTGCTGACGGTGAAGAGGTGATGTACGTAGATCTTTCTAGAGAAAAACTAGAAAGATTGTATGGAGATGAATAAAATTGGACCCCTTCGGGGGTCTTTTTTTGTGCATATTTACCTAAATATTGAGTAGTCACGGGCACCAACCCCCAGGTTTCCCATGTATAGGGAACCGCACTTACAGGAGAAGTCGGACGAATGTCGTGACCTCTGGTTGGTATGGAAAAAATTATGGGACAGGGATAATCATAGTAAAGAGACTCAAGAGGCAAGAAAGAACTGGAGTAAATGTATAACGGAATTTGGGGTAATGATTGGTCAGGAAGTAAAGACAAACCCTAGGTATAAAGACTTGCAACCGTAATATATACTGCAGTTGCATAAACTTAGATGAAGTTCTTTTTTGCACTTCTCGCTACTTTATTTCTTGCTGCACCAGCATGGGCAGTAGACGTTCAGATGGGATCAAATGGAAACTTGATTTTTGATCCAGCAGAGGTTACAATATCCGCAGGAGAATCAGTTCACTTTGTGAACAACATGCTACCTCCACATAACGTTATCGTCGAAGATCGTCCAGACTTAGGACACGAATCTCTGGCAATGCTGCCAGGTGAGGAGTTCGATCTGGTCTTCAATGATCCTGGTGACTACACCTATTGGTGTGCTCCTCACAAGGGTGCTGGTATGATTGGGACGGTACACGTTGAATGAAGTACACACACAATTACATGAAAATCTTTCTTGATACTGCTGACACAGAAATTATTAATGAATATTTTAAAACTGGATTGGTAGATGGTGTCACTACCAACCCCACTTTGATTATGAAGAGTGGTAGAAATCCTGAGGATGTCTATCAGGAAATCAAAGACATTGGTGTGAAGGACATCAGCATGGAAGTTGTTGGTGACGAGGGTGAAATGTATCGTGAGGGCAAACGTCTTTACGAAAAGTTTGGTCATGTATGTACTGTGAAGGTCCCTTGTACACGGGAGGGTCTTGCAGTCTGTAAGTCACTGTCAGACCAGAACATTAAGGTCAATGTCACATTGATCTTTTGTGCCTCTCAGGCAGTCCTAGCAGCAAAGGCAGGGGCAACATATGTTTCTCCCTTCGTAGGACGATTAGACGACCAATCAGTGGCAGGTCTGGAGGTTGTACGATCTATCTCTGAACTGTATCGCATCCATGGAGTCAGGACTCAGGTTCTCTCCGCATCTATTCGTAGTGTCCAACGTGCTATTAGGTCATGGTATAATGGTGCTGAGATTTGCACTATGCCACCTAAAGTATTTGACCAAATGTATGACCACATCCTTACTGATAAGGGTCTTGAAATTTTCGATCAAGACTGGGCATCGGTAAAGAGTGATTGACGAAGATACACCTTACAAAATGGCTGAGATCATTCGTGATACTTGGCCTCAACTTTACTATTTGAAGAAAACAACAATGACATTTAAAGTATATTCTAAGGATGGTTGCCCTTATTGCACCAAAGTTCAGCAGGTATTAGAGCTTGCAGAAGTTAAGCATGTGATATATAAACTTAATAGGGACTATACCCGTGAGGAATTCTATGATAAGTTTGGGAAAGGTTCTACCTTCCCAAGAGTTGTCAAAGATGAAGAACTTATTGGTGGGTGTACCGAAACTGTTAAGTATCTAAGGGAACAAAAGCTGGTCTAATGGAACAAAACCTCATCGACATCTATGATCTTATTGAACATGCTATTGATAATGCCTTTGGGGGACAAATGAATTTAAAGTTCTACAATTATCTCAAGGATAATAAAATCAAAAAACATGAGATAGATTCTTTCATTGAGAGTGCTACAGCATGGGAAATTAGTGAGATTACAATGGACCTTGAGGAATATCTCAAGGGAGGTGCCGACAATGAACACAAACAATTGCGTGAAGGTTATGGTCATATTCCAAAACCACAAGCAAGAAAAATAAAAGAATATTTGTATGGCATTCTAGAAGATGCGTGGAGGTATAGTCATGACCGAAGACCAGGGCGAAGGAAAAAGCAATCTAAATAATCGTGAAACCCACATTAATCGTGGGGTGGAATTACTATTAAGAAATAGGAGGAGGAAACCAGATCCACCCAAAACTTTTCAGGTAAAGTTCGGTAAAATGGTTGCTCTCTTCCGAAGGGAGATTGTATTTCATTTCAACTTCTACCTGGACATCAGAAAGAAATAGTCTCTGGAGGTACAGAAGATGTTAGCAGTAACCTTGACAATAGGAACATTAGTCTCTATTATGTTCTTTTTTGTAGGAGGTGTGGTAGGATGGTTAGCAAAGGACCATGTTTATCAAACCCAACCCGTTTACACACATCCAGAGATGTTTGATGAAAACGGAAATATTTTACCAGACGAAATTTTAGCAGTACGATTTGAAAATGGCTATGACGAATTCGACACCGAAGAAGACGACAACTAGAAAACCTAGGAAACCTAGAGCAACAACTAAGAAACAATTTACTGTCAAGGCAGAACCAGAAACTTTGCCATCTAATCCTTTCGTTTTTGAAATTCTTGAATTTGCTAGTAAGCAAAGAAGTAAAGCGAAGAAGGTTGAAGTTCTTAAAACATATGATCACATTTCTTTGAAGTCTATTTTTATTTGGAACTTTGATGAAAGTGTAATCTCGATGCTTCCTGAAGGAGAGGTTCCTTATGGAGACTCTGATGATCAATCTATCTACTCTGGAACTCTTTCAGAAAATATTTCAAAAGAAGCAAAGGGTGGAGAGTCTGCTACTGGTCAAGACTTGGATGGTAGAGGTAAAACTTCTCTGAGAAGGGAGTATCAAAACCTCTACCACTTTGTAAAGGGTGGCAACGATAGTTTGTCTTCTATCCGTAGAGAAACTATGTTCATTAACATGCTTCGTGGACTTCATCCTAAAGAAGCAGAGGTTTTGATTCTTGTAAAAGACAAACGTCTTACTGAGAAATATAAGATCAATTTAGATATCGTAAAGGAAGCATACCCTGACATCAACTGGGGAGGTCGTTCATGACAGCAACCGTAGAAACAAAGGAGGAACAGATGGATAGTCTTCCATATAATTCGGAAGATCCTTCATTATATGATTGCCAAATTCTTCTTGAAAAAACAACGTTAGAGGCAGCAAACGATAAGTCTTTTCCTACAGATGCAAGACTTATCTGGTACATTGTTGATGGTGTAGAGTATGTTGATCTTACTCGATGCAATAAAGTATCCAGAATGTTTGATATGTACTATGATCGATATGGAAAAGGATCAGTTCAAAGAATTGATTTTGGATATGGGTCTATCAATCCAAAATTATGGGGTAATAAACCAAAGAAAGAAAAGAAAAGAAAATGAAACCAAGTGACGAAGACCTTAAAAAGGCAGTTGATATTTTGATTCGTCAAGAAATTCAAGGTAGTATCAATGACTATGTTGATTCAAAAGAAGAAACCCAACAGGGTGGTCTTGGTTTTATTGAAGAAGATGAATTAAAGTTGAGTGTCTCTCAAAAAGAGATTGAAAAAATTATCAAACAATATAAGAAGTTGAAGAAAGCCGAAAGATCCAACCTGTCTCATATCAAAAAGTTAGGAGACGGTTGACATCTTTGGTAAATAGCACTATGATCGTTAGCATGTATTATCCTCATCATGTATAAACCATACTCACCTGAGTGGACCCGCAAAAGGTATCTAACAGAAGCATTAAATGAATACTTCAACAACTATGTTGATGTTGATGTCATCTATGCAGACCTTATGGATATTCTGCAGGAAAGATCTGAAGGTGCTTATGCTGAGTTCCAAAAAACTACAGACTTAGAATCCAAACTCCGAAAGAAGTAAAATGCTCTCTACCAAATACAGACTCAGATTAGAGTCTATTTGTCAAAAGATTGCCAACAAAGAACAAGTAGATTTAGGAGACATGATATGGGCAGAGAAACTAGCTAAAGCACACACAACTGCTAGAGACTGGTTGAATAAAGCACGCCGTCAGGCAGCACAGGACATCCAGGAGGGCAGTATAGATGATTTTATGAATAAGATGGGACTAGGAGACCCCGACCCATCTAATTATAAAACGGGGTTTAATGGTGCAGATGATATTAAAGACTGGTTTTTGAGAGACAAACCCGATGACTGGAGGCAACGTGACTGAAATTAAGATTACTCCCCAAACATATATCGATATGAATAAGGAGTTTGAAGAAGATGATATCCCTTTCAGAATTACTGTTCCTACACAGGAAGCAATTGATGAATGGCAATCACAACCACCAGTACATTTTGATCCACCACCTCAAATAGATATGGTACAAGAAATGTGGGATGCTATTGGAGGACGACCTAATGGATGATTTTAACCAACCAGGATCTGAGAAGATAGGAATTACTCCTGTATTCACAGAGTTTATTACTCAAGTGCAACTAGATAATATCTGTAAAATATTAGGTGGTGAAGCAAAGCATTATATTTGCTCAGATAAAACCACAACTCATGAAAAGATTGTAATCGAATACAACCACGAAAAGAAATGCAAGCAGTAATTTATAGTAACGGTAGTCAAGAATGTGAGAGAGCTGGTATGCTCCTTAAAAGTATTCACGAAGACTTCCACGAATATGTTTTAGGTAAAGACTTTACCGACAAGCAGTTTCATGCAGAGTTTGGTGAAGAAGCTCAGTATCCACAGATTGCTATTGGACTTAAGCATCGTGGGGATCTCAAGGAGACTTTGCATTATCTGAACGACCATAATTATAAATGTTCGTGTTGATACGAGGACACTTGACTAAATAAGATATGAAGTCTATAATAGACTTGTCGTTCATCCCTTCGGGGACGCAAGTAAGTCGCGGAACGGAGCGTTCATCCCATGATTGACCTATTACTTTATTCATCCCTCAGTTGTCCAGATGCTGATGCCATAATATTACGTATTGAGGCACATGAAAATCTGAACGCAGAGTGGAAGGTTGAACTGGTTGAGACCATAAAGGAATCTACACCAGACTGTTATCCATGGGACGCAAACGACTGAAGGAACGGGAAAAAACGGATCCTGCGTAAGCAGAGAAGGTTAATTTTCACCCAACTTCAGGAGTAAACAAATGAACACACTCACACTGATCAAAAAGCAAATCGAGAAAGCAGCACGTCTGCATGACGCACAGATTACCCACACCTCATATCGTGGTGTTGAGTATAATACACGTTGTGTAGAGTCCAAAGAGACTCATGGCACGTTCTGCTATCGTGGCAAGACCTACACTAAGTGATTGCCAAACCAATTGAATAGTGTTAGGATGGGAGGGTTACCTCCCATTTTTTTATGGAAAGAGATAAACTTAAACTGATAGTAAAGAATCTAAAACTGTTGGTTGATGCTCTTGAATCGGAAGTATATTCTGATCCTGGTGCTTACACTGACAAACGGGAGAACTTTGATGATCCCATTCCTTACCCTGTTGCAGATTACGACGAAGTATTTAATGACGATGACGGATACCCTGACTAAACTGATTAGTGTCACCCCAGACGCAGAGAAACACATGGCATATTGTGCCCGTGTGTCGAATCCAAATAACCAGGAGAATGAGAAGTTCTCTGGTCTACTTAAGTATTGTGTGAAGCATCAGCACTGGTCGATCTTTGAGCAGGCATATATGACTCTGGAGTTGAATACTACTAGGGGAATCGCAGCTCAAGTGCTTCGCCATAGATCGTTCACATATCAAGAATTTTCACAACGTTATGCTGATTCTTCCCTACTCGCGGAGACGATCCCTTTACCTGAACTACGCAGGCAAGACACCAAGAATCGTCAGAATTCTATTGATGATATTGACCCGTTTGTCCGTCAAGAGTTTCAGATAAAAATGCAGAAGCACTTTGAAGAAGGAATGAAACTCTACAAAGAAATGCTTGATGCATCAATCGCAAAGGAGTGTGCTCGCTTTGTACTCCCTTTGGCATGTCCCACAAAAATCTACATGACCGGTTCAGTTCGATCATGGATTCATTATATCGATTTGCGTTCTGCTAATGGTACGCAGAAAGAACACATGGACATTGCTTTAGGTGCAAAGAAGATCTTCTGCGAACAGTTCCCTGCCGTTGCGGAAGCAATGGAATGGAATTCATAAATAAATTTAAGTAAAGGATTGAACGTTTATGCCAACGTACCCTGTTATTAATAGAGAAACAAAAGAAAAGAAAGAACTCAGTATGTCTATGAAGGCATATGCCGAGTGGAAAGAAGAAAATCCAGAGTGGGATAAAGACTGGTCAGCAGGGTGTGCTGGAGTAGACACAGAGTTTAGATGGACAGGAGAAGCAAAGTCCAGTGGTTGGAACGAAGTTCTGGACCGTGCATCCAAACAACCGGGTGCCACGGTTCGGAAAAATCGTGACTACTCCTTCTAACTCTTAACTCCAGCTTATGCCCGCAAAAAGAAAGACTCAAACCGTAGTCCCATTCGGGATGTCCAACAAGCAAATGAAAAGAAAAAAACCAATCAACTCAGACTTAATGAGGAAGATTGAACCCCTGACAGAAAATCAGGAGGAACTCTTCCGATGCTACAAGAACGATCAAAATCTTGTAGCATATGGTGCAGCAGGCACGGGTAAGACTTTTATTACCCTCTACAATGCTCTCAAAGACGTTTTAGATGAGAAGACACCGTATGAGAAGATCTACCTTGTCAGGTCTCTTGTAGCAACTAGAGAGATTGGTTTCTTGCCTGGGGACCATGAGGATAAGTCTTCTCTTTACCAAATTCCGTATAAGAATATGGTAAAGTATATGTTTGAGATGCCTACAGACTCCGACTTTGAGATGCTCTATGCAAATCTCAAATCACAAGGTACTATTGGTTTCTGGAGTACATCTTTTATTCGTGGCACAACTCTTGACAATGCTATTATCATTGTGGATGAATTCCAAAACTTGAACTTCCACGAACTTGATAGTATTATTACAAGGATTGGACAGGACTCTAAAATTATGTTCTGTGGTGATGCTACTCAGTCCGATCTTGTTAAGTCTGCAGAGAAGAATGGAATTGCAGACTTCATGAGAATTCTTAGAACAATGCCATCCATGGACATCATTGAATTTGGTGTTGAGGATATTGTTCGTTCGGGACTTTGTAAAGAATATCTAATTGCAAAAACGGAACTTAATCTATGAACTTTATTCATCATAATTATCTCGGTGAACTTGAACTAAACAAAAAGGAAACAAAAGGCATCCGTCTCTATAATCTTCCAAATGGAGAATGGGTGCCTTCCATTACGTCTGTAACTTCTTTCTACAACCGACAGATCTTTGTTAAGTGGCGGCAAC